CCAGCATATGGTCGCCGCTGGCGTTGGACAACTCGGATGCCGCATAGTTGCCGGAGTGCTGCCCAGATGCTACTTCGACCGGAAAACCGGCTGTCGTCACGTTGTAGATCTTGGTGGAGTTTGCTGCGAAAATCTGCTGCGTGTTACCGCTGAGATATTCGAACATAGAAACAATCGGCGTTGTCTCCGGCAATACGCAGTGCCGAATGCAGCCGCCGCGCAGCTTGACGCTGCGCGTAGTCGGCGCCCAGTTGTCGAGGACTACCGCGGCGCCGGGCTTCATAAACGTGTAGTTCTCGTTCAAGATCAGACCGCGCGTCGGCGCCGGCAAGATAGTGGCCCGCAGCACCTGCGCCGCCTGCATCGACACCGGTTGTCTTCGGAACCCCTGACGATTGCTCATGGCACTGGGACCGGATACGGATACGCAATGCTCGCCGTGGCCAAATCGGAAATCGGTGCGCGACCGACAAGGATCGGCGCCGGACTATCGGCTCCGCTCACCATCGCAATGGCGTCTTCATATGTCCCCATGTCCTCGGCGTAGGGCGATCCCTTCTGCGCCTTCCACTGCCAAATCATTCCCAGCTTCAAAATGCGCTCGTCGAGCGCGAAGCTGTCGCCGTCGTTCAAAAAAAGATCGCCGTATCCACCCGACGTCAGTGCCACACAATTTTTATCGAGGTAGGCAAAGGTCGCCGTAATGCCTGACCCCATCGCGGGGAATAACAGCATCTGGCCGCCGACAAGCGTCCACTCCCCCCAGGGATCGAAACGGTTGAGAGCGCGACGTTGTATCCAGTCGTCGAGATCAGGCACAAATCGCATTGGATGGATTGCAGACGAAGACAGCCAGACATTCGATGACAGCAACATGCGCTTGTAGTTGGCCGGCATATCGAAGGCCATGGTTAGATTGTCCCCGGTAAAGACATTGACCTTCTTCAGCCGGGCCCAGTCTCTGGTATCGTAGGCAATGCGCTGCGCCATCTCGTTGGCGACCGACAACATCTCCTGCGCGGTGCGGTTGGCGGCAATGTTGGAGAATACCGACGTTGGGATAGTCACACCCACCGTCGCGCAGACATCCTTCACTACCGACAACAGCGTCATGCAACCTTCTCCGGTCGCGAGATCTTCGCCAGCCGGATCAACGACTGACGATTAAGCGTACCCAGCGGAGGCTTGCCGGAGTTGATCGCGATGTACTCGCGCAACTGGTCGAGCGACATATCGGCAAATTCGCCTTCGGCGTTCTGCGCGGACTTGTTGCGCTCCATGTCCTCCTCGAGCAGCTGATTGCGCGCCCGCAGGGTTTCCAACTCGGCCTGCAGCTGCATGTTGGGCGCCGTCTTCAGACTGTCCTCGATAAATTCCTGCGCCTTGTTCTTCAGCTCGCGGCCACCCTGGCCAATGTTCTTCAGCTCCTGGCCGTCGATCGCCGCCAGGGCCTCGACAGTGTAGATGTTCAGCGCCCGCAGCTCCGCGCGGCGCCCCTCGGTCAGGAAGGTCGCATGCTCGAGCGGAGTGCCCGACGTAGTCTGCACCTGGCGCTCCTTGAACTGGCGATACTGTCGCGAGAACCTCTCGGCATATGTCAGTGGGCGCTGCTCGCCTGTCTCGGGATCGTCAATCCAGTGCGACATCTGGGTGGCATAGTAGACGCCAACATTGCGCGATCCCGCGCCGCGGATCTCGCACACTTCCTTGTCGTCGTAGATCGGTCGTCCCGCGGCAAGCGACTTGGCATCGTTCTTGACCGCCAACACTTTGAACACGGCTATCGTTGCAGCGTCCGGGTCTTTTTGCATATTCACTCTCCAGTTGAATTAAACGTAACCGGGCACGCCTTCGTGGAAGAATTGGTGCAACAGTTCTACACGTTGGCGTGCCCGGGCGTGCCCGGGCGTGCCCGGCCATTCCAGCGGAAACCCAGCCGAACTAGGTGGCCGGGTTGGAGTCCCAGAACCTCCAATTAAACAAGGGGTTAGTCATGGTCAACTCGCCCATCCAGCCGATAAACTGGGCAATGGCGTCTTTGTCGATCGGCATCATGCCGTCGCCATCGAACACCCGGTCGAAGTTGCGATCGGGGTGATAGCGAATGCGGAAGCTATCGGTGTTGATACCAAGGGTTGTATTGGCATCCATGTTGGACCCGATCCCGCCGTCCAGCACGATCTCGGCCCGCTTGCCGCCGCCGATATATTCCAGCGCCGTGAAGCCCAGCTTGCCCAGCGATGTCTCGTTGGTCTGGCGCTGGATTGCTACGGTCGCCGCATCGTAAGCGGAGTAGTGTTCCGGAGACATGATCAGCAAATCCGCATACTGCTTGCCGCGAGACTGCTTGATCATGATCTGGTTCAGATACGGACGGACCGTCGTCGCAGTGACCTGGGTTCCGATCGACGCGAACGCCGACTGCGCGTCGTAAGAGGATGTCCGCCAAATGACGGCGCTGCCGCGGTCGATTCCGCCATAGGTGCCGGAGTTCGTTACCTGCGGGATCGCGGCCTTGACACCCGTGATCTGCTTGTTGCCGTTGGCGGTGCCGTCGCTGTAGATGCCGCTGTCCATGGCATCCTCGAGCGCCCGCTCGGCGGCTGCCATGTAGGCGTCGAGAACATCCATGAGCTGGCTGTCGCCCTGGTTGTTCAAAATTTCCTGCATCGACAGGATCACTGGCACCACTATCATTTTAGGATCGTAGAAGGCGTCGTTGAACAGGTCGATGGCGGGATTGAGCAGTTGATCGTAGCCGGCGTACCATTGCGCCGACTGCTTGCTGATCTGCAGGGTCTGCCTGATGCGCGGCCCTGAGTAGGTCTGCCATAGTCCCTTGCGCCGAAGCACGGCGAGCATGGCGTTGTTGTTGGAGACAAGGTCTTGATAGGAACTGGAGCGATCCTCCAGCGCCATCGATAAGATCTGCTGGTAGGCAGAGTTAGTCTGGATATTCGGCATTATGCCTCTCCCGTGAACTGACTAGATCAAAGCGAACCATTCATGCGGTTGATTGCATTCTGAATGGCCTCGCGGCGACCGACTTGCTTTCCCGGCCTCCGCAACGCTCCGTTTGAGGGAGCCATGCTGGGCGAGCCATGGATAGACTTGTCGGGTGATCGGGTCTGAGCCGACGGGGCGCGGGTCTGAGCCGCCTGGGTTGGCCGCAGCAAGGTGGCCCTTTTGTAAGCGGTGTCCAGGTTGAAACCCAGATTGATCTCTTGCTCGATCAGGTCCGCTAGCTCGTCAAGCCTGGGATGCGCCTCGGCGTACCGATCGACGTTGCCCTTGGTTTCACGAAACTGCTCGGTAAACTGCATCCGTTGCTGGTTTTGTGCAAGCACATTGACAGTCTGATGCAGCTGGCCGATTTGGTGGTGCAGGGCGCTCTGGGCGTTCTGCGCCTGGGTCAGCCGGTGCTGGTCCGGCGACATATTGAGAATATGGTAGGCGACATCGCGCAGCCCGATCTGCTGGCCGTCGGGCGTTCGCAGGTTCAGATTGTTGATAATCGTATCGAGGCCCCCGATAAGGTCCGTTCGCAGCTTGGTTTCCATCCCGACATAATTCGTGAGCGCCTTCTGCAGCGTGGTGCCGTGCTGGGTGGCCAACTGATGGAATGGCCGGATGCTGTTCATGGTTTCATAGTCGCCGCGATACTGGTTGTAGGCAGACCCGAACTCCTGGTGCATCCGGTTGATCTCGCCGCGGATCGTGGCCGGCGTGGCATGCCAGTCCCGCTTGGCGTGTTCAGCCATGCGCGGCGGCGGGTTGCGATACGGAGCATTGTCCGGGAGCTGGCGCACGGGTTGCGCATTTGTCGGCGCATTTGTCGGCGCATTTCCGGGCGCATTTCGCATATTCGTCGGCGCATTAGGCGAATTTCGCGGCGCATTAGGCGCATTCCGCGGCGCATTTTCCGGCGCATTATCCGCCTGTCTCGGCGCAAACCTGCCACGATCCCGCGGCTGGTCTTCCACGGGGCGCTTCTTCAGATCGAATTTCTCGGTCGGTGCCGGCGGTTGATTGTGCCCTTCCTTGGCCTCTGCGGGCTTGGGCGGCGCCGCCCTTTGCGCCGGCCTCGGCTGCTTGCTTGGATCGTGCGACCTCTCATTGGCGCGGTCAAAGGCGCGCTGAATGGCCTGCTGGCGCTCATTTAGGCCATCCCGCTGGGGAGCCTGCGATCCCACCGGCGAGGGAATGGCGCCCTGGTCGACATTGACCGGAACCTCGTTTGATGGCGTAGGGGTAGCGTTAGGCGCGACGGTTACGTCCGACATGGCAATGCTCCTGATTTATACGGTCAGATTGACCGTATTATTTCTTGCCGCGCTTCGCCTTGGCGGCGTCGGCGCGGTTGAACTCCTTCGCCACCTTGACCGGAATACCCACCTTTTTCGCAAAGGCCGGGTTGTGCGCCGCTGCCGCCATGGTGCGGCGTTGCTTGGCTGACTTGCTTGGCATTCTATCCTCCCGCTTCTACCCTTCGGCCCGCTCGATACTGGCCAATGGCCTTGCCCAGCGCCTCACGGCGCTTGCCAGCCGTCGCAATGCTCTCGCGAACCTTGGGCTTTTGCTTCTCATTGCCCACCTCGGTTAGCCCATTGGCGCGGCCCACCGCGCGGAACTGGCGCTTGCTGGTGTAGAACTTGCCGTCGACCTGCTCCAAGGGGTCCATGATGTCGGAAATGACGTAAGGCCGCGGCAGATCCGATCGCGCCAGCCTGCGCTCCGCGCGCTTCACCCGCCACACACCCGGCTCGACCTCGACCAGCTCAACCATGCTTCCTCACAATGGCGCGGCCACATAGGTCACGGCGATGCCGCCAACCGTCACTTTGGTGACGGCAGTGCCCAGCTTGGACCCGGTCGCGCCCGCGGCGCT